AAACTAAACAAACCGTAATATACTTCTTCCTACTTGGGGTATATTACAATAAACACCCTTAAACATTTTTAAACACAGGAGAAGTACAATGGCATTAGACATCAACGCATTAAAGAGTAAGCTCAACAGTTTCAAGCGGACAGGTGGTGGGGACCGTGATACCGCTATCTGGAAGCCGAAGGAAGGAAAGACAGTCATCCGTATCGTCCCGTGGAAGGATAACGCAGAGAATCCCTTTATCGAACTCTACTTCCACTATTTGGGCAACAAGACCCATCTCTCACCACTCTCATATGGCAACCGTGACCCGATTGCGGAGTTTGCTGATGCTCTCCGTTCTGACCAGTCACGTGACCCAAAGGAGCGTTATGCCGAAGCTCGTCCGTTCATGCCGAAGCTTCGTACCTATATCCCTATCATCGTTCGTGGTGAAGAGGATAAGGGTGTTCGTTTCTACTCGTTCGGTAAGACGGTCTATCAAGAGCTTCTTTCGTACATCTCTGACCCTGATTACGGGGATATCACCGACGCCAAGACCGGCCGTGATATCGTAGTTGAGTACATCCCGAAGGAGAAGTCGGATACGAACTTCGCCAAGACTTCGGTAAAGGTGAAGCCGTCACAGACGCCACTTTCGTCTGATTCTGCGCAAATGAAGTTGTGGATGACGGAACAGCCCGACATCAAGGAACTTTATACTGAACCAACCTACAATGAGTTGAAGGTCACTCTTGAAAAGTATCTTGACCCAGATAATTCGGTCATTACTCCTGCCCGTGAGGCAGATGCTCCTAAGACTGTAACGGAAACTGTTGCTGCTCCGAAGGAGAATGTCAAGAACGCAGTTGATGCGTTTGACGAGCTGTTCAACGATAATTAACTAACCAAAAACACGCTGTGTGCTGGGTAGCCTCAAAACTATCCAGCGCCTGCGTGTTTTGTTACATATAAGGAATCATATGGCAAAAGAAACGAAAACAAAGAAGTCCAGTCCATCGGCAGATAGAGATGAATTGGCACAAGTTATCGCAGATAGCTTGAATAAGTTATACAAGGATGGTCAAGTCGCTTATTTCCTTGATGGAGAAGAGGAGACTCCTACGGATTTGACCGACTTCATTTCCACTGGTAATACGATGTTGGATATCGCTATCAGCAATCGTCCGAATGGTGGTATTGCCGCTGGTCGTATCACCGAATTGACTGGATTGGAAGCATCGGGTAAGTCACTCGTTGGTGCACAACTTATTGCGACCACACAGAAGCGTGGTGGTGTTGCGGTTCTTATTGATACCGAAAACGCGGTGAACGATGAGTTCTTCCAAGCAGTCGGTGTTGATATGAAGAAGCTTGTTTATGTTCAACACGATACGGTTGAAGATATCTTTGATTCTATCGTGAACATCATTGAAAAGGTTCGTGCCGCAGCGAAGAAGGATAAGCTGGTCACGATTGTAGTTGACTCCGTTGCCGCGGCTTCTACCAAGACCGAAATGGCAACAGACTTCAATAAGGATGGATACGCGACTGCAAAGTCTATCATTATCAGTAAGGCAATGCGAAAGATTACCAACCTTCTTGGTCGTGAAAAGATTGCACTGGTCTTTACCAATCAGCTTCGGTTGAAGATGAATGCTCCTGCGTTCTCTGACCCATATACGACTTCTGGTGGTAAGGCATTGGGATTCCACGCCTCCACTCGTATCCGTCTGTCACAGATTGGGAAGTTGAAGGATTCAGCAGGGAACATCATTGGTATCACCACAAAAGCAGTGGTCACCAAGAATCGTTTGGGTCCGCCATATCGTGAAGCAGAATTCAACATCTACTTCAATCGTGGTATTGATGACTACAGCAGTTGGTTGGATGTCTTGAAGGAGAACGGCATCATCAAACAATCTGGTGCATGGTATTCATATAATGATGAGAAGTTCCAAAGTAAGGAATTCCCAGCGTTCCTCGAAGCTGACCAAGACCGCAAGGAAGCGTTGTACGAGAAGATTTGTGACGCACTCATTATGAAGTACGAGAAGGACTTCGACCCATCTGCGGTCAACAAGGAAGCCGCAGAGGATGAGGACGAAGTATCACCATCCAAGAAACAATTACTAAATGACTGATTTATTGAAGGCGTTTAATGAGATGCAGTTTGACAGTAAGGATACGGGTTATAATTCCCGTGTCCTTATTGTTGACGCATTGAATACATTTATGAGAAGTTATGCCGCTATTCCTACATTAGATGACGATGGGAATCATATCGGCGGGATGGCTGGCTTTATGAAATCTTTAGGATACGCTGTCAAGACATTCAAGCCTACCAGAGTCGTACTCGTCTTTGATGGTAAGGGTGGGTCACAGCGTAGACGAAAGATTTATAAAGACTATAAGGCAAATCGCAAGCCACCTACTCGTTTGAATCGGCAGTATGATATGACTACCGATGAACAAGAGAAGGAAAATATGAAGTGGCAGTTAGTGTCACTTGTTGAAATGGTTGAATGTTTGCCAATATCAATTCTTGCACTAGACCATATCGAAGCAGATGATACGATAGCCTACTTCTCTCAATTGGTAACGAAGAATGGTGGAAACAGTATTATCTATTCTACAGATAAAGACTTTTTACAGATGGTGAGTGAAAGTGTAAAACTGTATAATCCCGTAAAGAAGAAAACCTTTAATATAGATGTCGTATTGGAAACCTATGGTGTTCATCCATCTAACTTTGTATTCTATCGGTCACTACTTGGAGATAAGAGTGATAATATTGATGGAATTAAGGGAGCAGGTGAAAAAACAGTATTGAAATACATTCCAGAACTTGCCGACCCGAATGTTGAAGTGGATTTAGATTTGATTGAACAAAAATATGTTGATATTAAAAAGAAGCCAAAGTTAGTAGAGAATATTTTAGATAATACCAGCATAGTAAATAGAAATCTGCAATTAATGAATTTGCACGATGTGGATATTAATATTGATGCAAAGATGAAAATATTACATAAATACGAAGAAGGCTGTCCTCCGCTTCGGAAGGCAGACTTGACAAAGCTGATGTTTAAGACTAAGATTATTAGTAGTATACAAAACTACGATGAATGGATTACTTTTTCATTTAGTACTTTAGCGAGATATTATGGTAAATCATAAGCAATACGATAAGAATGTAGATACGCTGGCAAAGTTCGGCCCGAGTTTCCAAGCAAAAGCAGTTGCTGCGATGCTGAACTCGCCGGACTTTGTTGCACAATCGTTTGATGTTATCAATCCAAACTTCTTTGAGTTGGATGCAAATCAATGGATTGTGGAAACGACTTTAGAGTATTTCAATGATTATAAGGTGCTTCCAACATTGGAAGTGTTCAAGGTTGAAATGAATAAGGCGGTCAAGGATGATACGTTGCGTACATCTATCGTTGAATCGCTCCGTAGTATTTTCCAGAAGATGAAGGACAATGATTTGGATTATATCAAGGACAGCTTTGTTGATTTCGCTAAGAATCAAACATTGAAATCAGCTATCATCAAGTCGGTTGATTTGCTTCAGATGGGTCAGTACGGTGAAATCAAGACCATCATTGACGGCGCGATGCGCAGTGGTCAACCCAAGACTATTGGTCACGATTGGAAGAAGGATGTTGAACAGCGTCTAACAAAAGATGCCCGTGCTACGGTTCCCACTGGGTGGGATGCACTTGATTCGCTTATCGGTGGTGGGTTGGCTGGTGGTGAATTGGGTGTAGTCATCGCTCCGTCTGGTGTGGGTAAGAGTTGGGCACTTGCCACGATTGGTGCAAACGCAATACAAAAAGGCAAGAAGGTTGTTCACTATACGCTCGAGTTGAATGAGAATTATGTCGGTCTACGATATGATACAATTTATACGGGGATTGAACCTGGGAAGATTCCAGAGCATCCTGATATGATTAAGGAGTTGGTCGAGAAGATTAAGGGTGAAATCATCATCAAGTATTATCCTGCTCGTACGATTACATCCCATACGATTCAGGCTCACATTCAGCAGATGGCTTCGTTGGGATTCAAGCCAGACCTTATCATTGTTGACTATGCAGACTTGATGAGTGCAACCGCCAGAACCGATGCACGCTACCAAGAGTTGGGTGCGGTGTATGAAGAACTCCGTGGGTTGGCAGGTGAATTGCAGATTCCGATTTGGACAGCTTCTCAAACTCAAAGAAGTGCGATTCAAGAGGAAGTCATTCAAGCAGATAAGATTGCAGAATCATATAGTAAGATTATGACCGCCGACTTGGTACTCTCAATCTCACGGAAGCTAGAGGATAAGGTACATAAGACGGGTCGCGCTCATATTATTAAGAATCGATTCGGGGCTGATGGTCAGACATTCCCAATGATTATTGACGCAAGTGTAGGAAAGATAGAGATTTACGACGAATCCTCTGCCAAGGGGATTATGTTGAAGAAGCAAATGGAAAACGGCGAAACGGTTACAAAACAGAATCTAGCAAAAAAACTATTAGAAATGGATTTAGAGTAAAAAATATCGTTGGGTAATCACCGAATTTTTCCAGTAACACAGTAGTATTTATTTAACCCCAACCCCTAACGATCTTGGAGCAAGCAGTATGCAATTAGAATCAAAGATATTATCAGAAATTACAACGTTTATGAAATATGCGAAGTATCTTCCAAAGAAGCAACGCCGTGAAACGTGGAAGGAACTCGTTGATAGAAATAAGAAGATGCACT